AAAATGTCCAAATAAATCTAAGGAGTTTAAAATATGAGCGACGATCCATACAAGAAACAAGTGTCCGGCACACATTATATGTACATGGAGATACAGCCAGCAGAGTTTATAAACAAGAATAAATTGCTTTTTGCAGAAGGCAATGCTATAAAATACATATGCAGACACTCTCACAAAGGCGGAGTAGAAGACATAGATAAAGCTATACATTATTTAGAAATGATTAAAGAGAGAGATTACAAATGATATTTAAAGCACAGACAGAGTGGGTTAAACCTACTGAGTTTCCAGATTTAAGATTTTGTGATGAGATTGCAATTGATTTAGAAACACATGATCCAGAATTAAAAACTATGGGCTCAGGTTCTGTGGTTGGTAAAGGTAAAGTTGTTGGCATTGCGATTGCAACAGATGGCTATGCAGGGTACTTTCCATTCGATCATGAAGGTGGTGGTAACTTAGAAAAAAGTAAAGTAATTCAATGGTTTACAGACATTTGTGCGTCTGAGTCTACAAAAATATTTCACAATGCAATGTATGATATCTCATGGATAAAATCTATGGGTATAAAAGTTAACGGAAGAATTGTTGATACTATGATTGCAGCATCACTTGTTAATGAGAATAGATTTAGATTTGATCTTGGATCATTAGGTTGGGATTACTGTGGCCATGGTAAAAACGAAACAGAATTAAATAACGCTGCAAAAGAATGGGGACTAGATCCTAAAGCAGACATGTGGAAGATGCCAGCAATGTATGTTGGTAACTATGCTGAACGTGATGCAGAGTTAACTTTAGCTTTGTGGAAAGTTATGCAGAAAGAAATTATAGATCAAGACTTACAATCTATTTTTGATTTGGAAACTGATCTTTTTCCTTGCCTGGTCGATATGCGATTTCTTGGCGTGAGAGTGGACGTTCAAAAAGCTCATACACTGAAGCAACAGTTAGCGAAACAAGAAGAAACATTACTCCAAAAAGTAGAAAAAGAAACAGGAGTACAAACTCAAATATGGGCAGCGCGGTCGATAGCCAAAGTCTTTGATAAATTAAACCTGGAATACGAACGGACAGCAAAAACACAAGCGCCTTCATTTACTAAAAACTTTCTTTCTACTCATAATCATCCTTTAGTACAATGTATAGCAAAAGCAAGAGAGATTAACAAGGCACATACAACATTTATAGATACAATTATTAAACACGAACATAATGGTAGGATTCATGCAGATATAAATCAGATTAGATCAGATACTGGTGGGACAGTAACTGGTAGATTTTCATATTCGAATCCAAACCTACAACAAATTCCTGCACGCAACAAAGATTTAGGACCGATGATTAGATCCCTCTTTATTCCTGAGTCTGGTTGCGAGTGGGGATGCTTTGACTACAGTCAACAAGAACCAAGACTAGTAGTGCACTATGCATCCCTTGATCAAGATACAAGTGTCTTTAGCGTTAAAGATTCTTACGAAGATGGTGACGCTGACTTTCATACTATCGTTGCAAAGATGGCAGACATACCAAGAAGTCAAGCTAAAGTAATTAATCTTGGTTTGTTTTATGGTATGGGTAAAGCTAAACTACAAGCAGAACTTGGCGTATCAAAAGATAAAGCAGAAGAATTATTTTCTATCTACCATGAAAGAGTTCCATTTGTAAAAAGTTTGACAAGATCTGTATCTAACAGAGCACAGCAACGTGGACAGATAAGAACTTTACTTGGCAGACTTTGTAGATTTCATTTATGGGAACCTAATCAATTTGGTATACATAAAGCTTTACCATTTGACCAAGCCCGCCAGGAATATGGAGCAGGCATCAAGCGTGCTTATACATACAAAGCGTTGAATAAATTAATTCAAGGATCAGCTGCAGATATGACTAAAAAATCTATGTTAGAACTATACAAAGAAGGCATTGTCGCACATATACAAGTGCATGACGAGTTGGATATTTCTGTAGAAGATGATAAAAAAGCTAAACGTATAAAAGAGATTATGGAATCTGCAGTTGACTTAGAGATACCAAATAAAGTAGATTACGAAAAAGGTACAAACTGGGGTGACATAAAATAATGAGGAATAATTATGGCATATTTAAATGCAAACATACCACCAGAGTACGCACAAATAAGGAGAGAATATTTATATGACGGCAAAAAACATCATGGAGAAGTTGAAGACTGCATTGTGTTTGGTATTAGCTGTATGTCAGGTCGCGCTATCTTATGGCATGCACTTATGGAAAATGGCGCAATCTTTTATCGTCTCCCAATTACGGCTTTTATTCAACGTGGTTTTCAACCGAAAGATGTTCCAATTCGAAGACTTGATGAACTGGAACTTTGGAATTCTTTTAGTTATTACCCTGCTGTTACTCTTTATGATATTTTAAGTGGACAACACGGTAAGTACATAGGTAAAGATAAAAAGTGGCATCACGGTAATTACCTATTTACCATTGACTTTGCACATCCAGATAGTAATATACTTGACACGGAACATTCCGAAATACCGCACGAACATAAGTGCGCTCACATAATTGCGTTACATGACGGCAACTATGCGGCACAGCCAAACAATAGAATAATCTGGGACTTACCTTCATTTACAGTCAAGGACAATATTCCTGACTGGAAAGTACAAACTAATGAATGGAGTGTAGAAGACTCAGGCAAATGGATAACGGAAGATACTGATAAGTTCTTCTATGAAATTGAGGAGAAAAAAAATGATTAAAAGAGTAATAAATAGAATAGCTAATCTATGGAGAAGATGGATTGTAAAACCAATTAAAAAAATTTGGAATTGGTTAATAAGTTGGATTAAATAGTATGAGTTCGTGTAATACATGTTTTCACCCTTGTCATTGTGGTGAAGAAAATGAATTACATGCAGATGAGTACGGAATTTGCACTTGTGAAGGATGCAAGTGTGATAAAAGTGTGGATAAGACATATGAAAATGAGGTTGAAAAAAGTAATGGAGGTTAATAGGATGAACTATTATTTCACAGGCATACTGATCGTTTTATTTTGTTTATTAGCATTTATTAAACCAGCGTATCCAGCAGAATCACAAACGAATGTTAGCGGATCCAACACAAGTATTGAAGGTGGCTATACGGGTGGAGCAACAACTTATCAATCTGGATCATCATCTAATACAACAACAAATTCTACATCTAACTCTAACGTTAGATCAGCACCGCCAACATCATCAGCGCCATCTTACAATTCTATGACACAAGACGTTTGTGCAGTAGGTGGATCACTTGGAGTACAAACATTTGGACTTGGTATAAGTGGCGGAAAACATTTTGTTGATAAAAATTGTGAAAGATTAAAATTAGCAAGAATACTTAATGACTTTGGTATGAAGGTTGCAGCTGTAGCCATACTTTGTCAAGACGAAAGAGTATTTGAGTCTATGATCCAAGCAGGTACACCATGTCCAATAGATGGTAAGATTGGTAAAGAAGCAAAACAATTATGGGGTAAGTATGACCATGAACGACCAGATTATACTACGTACGTTAAACGTATGAAGGACAGAGAAAAAGCTGACATAGAAGCACAAAAACAAATGACAAAAGAATTAGAAGCTATGGATAAAGCTAAGGCAAAAGAAGAAGCTAAAAATAAAAAGAAGATAGAGTGGAAAGACCCTAGATGATAGATAAATATATTATAAAATTTTGTGTTTTTTTAGATAATTCTACAGCGTGGATAGATCGTTTATTTGCACCAAGGTGTAAATGTAAAAAAAAGAAAAAGGATGCCTAGGCCGGTCCGAAAGTGGATAGTCCGATTAAGAATGTGGTATGCAGATATAAGAGGACACCATGGAAAACGATGGGACTATGAACCAGGAGATCATTACATGAGGAAAAAGAAATGAATAAAAAACCAATGAACATATCTGAAGAAGCAGCTGTACAGATGCCGATGAAAACCGTAGCCTCTCTAATAATTTTAGTTGCAATGGGCGTGTTCGCATACACAGAGCTGACGGCGAGGTTGGTATCGTTAGAGACATCACGTGAGTTGTTTGAAAATGATTTACTTAAAAAATCTGAACAGGTCCCCGTGGACCAGGAGCAGCATTTTTTATTAGAAGATTTATATAAGTCCGTAGAAAAGATGGAAGAGACTCAAGAGATGAATATGACTAACAAAGTCAATATAGAATTTTTAAGAGATCAATTAGAAAAAGCATTAAGTGATATAGAAGATTTAAAAGATAAGGTAAGAGCAAACGGAAAGGCAGCGCACTGATGCCAGAGTTAATTATAGCCTTACTTATGATTGT